TGGCTTCGTACATCTCTGCGAAATTATGAAACTCAGTTTTATTTTGTTTTTTATTTGAAAAGGAAAAAATGACAGCGGGCAGACCACCAAAACCAATCGAAGTAAAAAGGGCAACAGGCAATCCAGGCCAAAGGCCTTTGCCTGCGTTGGCCAGTGTGACGCCGCTTGCGATGGCACGCGAAATCCCACCAACACCTGCGTACCTTCAAGCAGAAGGCGCAAGATTATGGGAACGCGCTTGGGCAATTGCAATCACTTGGCTCTCGCCTGATTCAGATATGCAAGCGGTGGAAACTGCGTGCCGATTGGCTGATGCAAACGTCGCTGCACAAAATAAATTTATGGCAACACTTGAAGCAGCAGATGCACGTGCATTCACAGCAGTTAATAAAGCCTTTCGTGAATCATTAGCGGCTTTAGGCTTTGACCCAACATCACGTTCACGCCTTGGTGTTGCTGAAGTTCAAAAGGCATCAGCCTTAGATGAATTGCTAGCGCGAAGAAATAAACGGGATAACTAATGACAGCCATTGGGGGATGGCCACCGAAATACATCTCGGCAGTGTCACCCGACGAATATCAACGCTCTCGCGGTGATGATGTCATTGACTTCGCCGAAGCACTTTGCAAGATAACTAAAGATTCAGTTGCAGGTAATTCTGGCGAGCCATTGATATTCCGCGATTGGCAAAAGGAATTGACTCGCAATCTTTTTGCTGTAAAAGACAATGGCAAGTTAAAACATAAGATTGCCTTGATTGGCCTTCCCCGCAAGCAAGGTAAATCAGCGTGGCTATCATCTATCGCATTAGAGCATCTAGTTCTTGGACCACAAGGTGGCGAGATTTATTCTTGCGCTGCTGACCGTGACCAAGCCAAGATTGTTTTTGGCACTGTCAAAGAGATGATTCGATTAGAACCTGAATTGCAATTCTTGCAGGTCTATCGCGATGCCATTTACAATCCAAAGAATGGCACAAGTTATCGAGCGCTATCGGCTGAAGCATTTACCAAAGAAGGTCTATCGCCAACCTTTGTAGCCTTTGACGAATTACACGCACAACCAAATCGTGAACTCTTTGATGTAATGTCACTAGCAATGGGCGCAAGACAAGACCCGATGTTGGTAGCAATTACAACTGCTGGTGTTAAAGTAGATTCAAGCGGTAAAGATTCACTTTGCTATGACCTTTACAATTACGGAAAACGAATTGTAAGCGGTGAAGTAAATGACCCATCATTTTTCTTTGCTTGGTATGAAGGCAATGATTTAATTGATTACAGAACTGAAGAAGCCTGGCTGATTGCAAACCCAGGTTATGGCGACATATGTGCCGCCGATGACTTTGCCAGCGCAGTGTTGAGGACGCCAGAAGCAGAATTCAAAACTAAACGATTGAACATCTGGACATCTACTCAGACTGCCTGGCTTCCTTCTGGAACCTGGGAAGCATTGATTGATAAAGAACGTGAGCCAGAGCCAGGCGAAGAAGTTATCTTGGCATTTGATGGTGCGTTCTCTAACGACTCAACTGCTTTGGTTGCTTGGTTACTTGGTGGAGAAAAACCACACTTGATGGTTGTTGGATTATGGGAAAGGCCAAGCGATGCAGACAACACTTGGCACGTTCCAGTCGCAGAAGTCGAACAAACCATTATCAACACTGCACGCGATAGTCGTTTTAGTGTGCGAGAGATTGTTTTCGACCCTGCCAGATGGCAGCGAACATTTATGGTCCTCGACGAAGAAGGACTGCCAGTAGTCTCATATCCAAACAGCGCCGAGCGTATGGTGCCAGCAACGCAGAAGTTTTATGAAGCAGTTGTTAATGGTTCTTTCACGCACGATGGCGATGAACGCTTAGCACGTCATATGAATAACTGCGTGACAAAGCAATCTTCACGCGGTGTAATGGTTAGCAAATCAAATAGCAAACGCAAGATTGACGCAGCCGTTGCCAGCATCTTTGGCTATGACCGCGCCACTAGCGCCCCTGAAGCAAAGGCGCCAGTTCCAAAATTCTTTTCACTTAACCTGTAAGGAGTAACAATGAAAAAAATAGATTGGGCAATTGCCGCTGAAGTTTTTGGCGTTGCGCTCTTTACCGTCGGGGTTGCAATGATTTCACTTCCGCTAGCGTTAATGGCAATTGGCGGATTCCTAGTCTGGGCAACGGAGAAGTAATGACTGCTGGTATTTACAATTTTACAATAGACCAAGGTTCTAATTGGAATCTGAATGTTATCTATAAAGATTCCGCTGGAGCCGTCATAAACCTAACTGGCTACACAGCAGCAATGCAATTACGTCAGAACTATAATTCTGATACTGCTGAATTGACGCTTAATACTTCCAATGGTGGCATTGTTATCACTGGCGCACAAGGTAAGTTGTTTTTGTCAGCGACAGCAGTGCAGACTGCTGCTCTTGATGCAGGTTTTTATGTTTATGATTTAGAGATTTCATCAGGGGGAGTTGTCACAAGACTTATCCAAGGTCAAATCACAGTTGCAGGCGAGGTAACCCGTGTCTAATACAGTTGAGATTTTTGAAGATACAAACACCGTAGTCATAAGCGATGTTGGTATTGCAGGCCCTGTCGGTCCAACAGGTGCTACTGGTCCTGCTGGCGCAACTGGTCCTGTCGGTGCTACTGGTGCTACAGGTGCAACAGGTCCGACTGGTATTCAAGGTTCAACAGGACCAACAGGTGTTACTGGTCCTGTTGGTGCAACAGGTTCTATCGGCGCAACTGGGCCAACTGGTGTTACAGGTCCTATCGGTGCAACAGGAGTAACTGGTCCTATCGGTGCAACTGGCGATATTGGACCAACAGGTGCAACAGGCCCGCAAGGTATTCAAGGAATTCAAGGCGTTCAAGGAAATGTTGGCGCAACTGGTGCTACTGGTCCTCAAGGCAATGTTGGTGCAACAGGTCCTCAAGGCGATACTGGTTCAACTGGTCCAGTAGGCGCAACAGGTGCGACGGGTTCAATTGGTGCAACAGGTCCTCAAGGTTCAACTGGTCCAGTAGGTGCAACAGGTGCTACTGGTCCTACAGGTATTACTGGCGCAACTGGACCGACAGGTGCAACTGGCGCTACTGGTGCAGGAATTCAAATTCTTGGTTCTTATGCAACTCTTGCAGCGCTACAAGCAGCACATCCAACTGGCAATCAAGGCGATGCTTATATTGTCGGCGCTGGTGACCTTTATGTGTGGAACGTTGTTAACAGTCAATGGGAAAATGTAGGAAACATCCAAGGGCCAACAGGCTCAACAGGTCCTACTGGACCTATTGGAGCCACAGGCGCTACTGGACCAACAGGTGCGACAGGTGCAACAGGCGCAACAGGTGCAACTGGTGCCGATGGTGGCTCTGCTAACTATTACGACTACAGAGCAAATACAACTAGCACAACGGGCGACCCTAGCAGTGGTGACATTCTTTGGAATAATGCTACACAAATTTCTGCCACTCAAATCAATATCAGTCACATAAATGATGATGGCGTTGATATTGACATATTTTTAGCGCTTATCAAAACAAACGATGTAATTATTGTTCAGGATAAATCTTTATCCGATAACTACCAAAAATGGACAGTATCGGCAACACCAACACTTCAAACAGGCTATGTTGAAATCCCAGTAACTCTTACAGCATCAGGTGGTACAGGCACAACAAATTTTGCAAGCAATCATCAGTTAATTGTTGCAATTGTTTCAGCAGGCGTAGTTGGGCCAACAGGTGCAACAGGACCAGTTGGTGCTACAGGGCCAGTTGGTGCAACAGGTGCGACAGGTGCGACAGGTCCAACAGGACCTATTGGCGCAACTGGACCACAAGGCGTTCAAGGCGATGTTGGAGCAACAGGACCAGTCGGAGCGACAGGACCAGTTGGTGCAACTGGACCAGTTGGCGCAACAGGCCCAGTTGGAGCCACAGGACCACAAGGAATTCAAGGTGATGTTGGAGCAACAGGACCAACAGGTGTAACAGGACCTGCTGGCGCTGAAGGAGCAACAGGACCAACAGGACCACAAGGCGCAGTTGGCGCGACTGGTGCGACAGGACCACAAGGTGTTCAAGGAATTCAAGGCGATGTCGGTGCAACAGGACCTGTTGGTGCAACAGGACCAGTTGGTGCTACAGGTTCCACAGGACCCATCGGTGCAACGGGTGCAACAGGGGCAACAGGTGTTGCAGGTTATACAGTTTTAAGTGGAACGGTTGACCCAACCACTGAAGGTGTTAATGGTGATTTCTACATTAACACTGTAAGTAATCAAATTTTTGGTCCAAAAGCTGCAGGAACTTGGCCAGCAGGTGTAAATCTTGTTGGCCCAACAGGTGCCACAGGTCCAATCGGAGCAACAGGCGCAGTTGGTGCAACAGGTGCAGTAGGAGCAACAGGACCAATTGGTGCAACAGGTCCAATTGGTGCCACGGGTGCAGTTGGTGCCACAGGACCGCAAGGAATTGCTGGCGATACAGGCGCAACAGGGCCAGCAGGTGCAACAGGGCCAACAGGTCCAACAGGACCAGTCGGCGCAACAGGTGCGACGGGTGTTACTGGCGCTACAGGACCAGTTGGCGCCACTGGTGCAACAGGACCATCAACACCTGTAGATGAATTAACAATTCAAGTAATAATGCAATCACTCTAATCGAAAGGCAGTCGTAACTAATGGCGACAACATCAAAAACCCTCTTCCGTGGAGCGGCAACAACAAGCACTGGAACTACTCTTTACACAGTGCCAAGTGCGACCACTACTGTGGTGACGAACATCATTGTTACTAACACGGCAGCAAGTGCTGGAACATTCACACTTGGTCTAGGTGGCACAAACCTTGCCACCACAGTTGCTGTTGGTGCTAATGATTCAACTGTTTTGGATTTGAAACAAGTTCTAACCGCGACTCAAACCATCACAGGCGGCGCATCTGCGACCACTATTAATTTCCACATTGCAGGCGTGGAGATTGCTTAATGTCACCTGCATATAAATTCACAGCGCCTGGCACATTTGTAAATCCACGCACTGTCTATAAGAGTATGTTAGTTGGTAATGCGACGTTTTTTGCTGGTTCTTATGAATCTATTGCTACTGTTACATCTACTGGTTCTTCTGGAAACTTGGTATTTAGTTCTATTCCTGGAACATATACTCACTTACAGATACGCGGCATCTTACGAACAAACGACACTGGAACTTTCAATAATACAGCACTAAGATTTAATTCAGACGCTACTTCAAGTTATGCCTTCCATACTTTATCGGGTAACGGAACAACCGCATCAGCAAGTGCTAATAACAGTTTTACTAAAATCAACGACTTTATGAGAGCAGCAAGTGATAGTTTGGCATCAGGTATTTTTTCAGTAGCGGTCATTGATATTTTAGACTATGCCAACACCAATAAATATAAAACTATGCGTGTTTTGCAAGGTGGCGATAGTAATGGTTCAGGAATTGTTGGATTAAATTCTGGTCTTTGGATGAAGACGGATGCAATTACTACTATCACCATTGAACCTTCAGGTGGAACAGCAATAACTAATTCAACCTTCGCACTCTACGGAATAAAGGTGGCGTAACTATGCCAGCAGGACCAACATACGAACCGATAGCAACGACAACGCTAAGTAGCAGCCAAAGTAGCGTTACATTTTCGTCAATTAGCGGAAGTTATACAGATTTGGTTTATGTCATCTACAACAAAACTGGGGGAGTAAACACAGGTATAAGATTTAATAGCGATGGTGGGTCAAATTATTCTCTTACTCAACTTTACGGAGATGGGTCTGCTACCGCATCGCTTAGGTCAAGTAACGTAACATACGGGATTGCTGGAGTTATTCAAAGTGATGCAACTGTTGTTGGACATATTATGAATTATTCCAACACGACAACAAATAAAACTCTTATTGGCAGGGGTGGTGCTGGTAGTGGAACATATGTTGATATTTGTGTGACATTATGGCGCTCTACTTCCGCCATTACGAGTGTAACTTTTTATCAAGGCGAAAATACAGGTACCTGGGCTTCTGGCTCAACCTTCACCCTTTACGGTATAAAGGCGGCGTAACTATGGCACTAACTTATACGGCAATAGCAACAACTACTGTGGGTTCAGGTGGGGCTGCAAGCATCACCTTTTCAAGCATCCCTGGAACGTATACTGATTTGGTTGTTAAGGCTAGTGTTCGTTCTAACCAAGGAAACATTGCTAACAGTTTAACGATTCAATTTAATGGTTCAAGTGCAAATTTTACTTCTCGTTTTATTGAAGGAAGCGGCTCAACGGTTTCTTCTTTTACTTCAACAAACACTATTGGAAATGCTCAGGGTACTTCGTCAACATCTAATACATTTTCTAGTGTTGAAGTTTATATCCCAAATTATACAGGTTCAAACAATAAATCTTTTTCAGCAGATGGTGTGACCGAAAATAATGCTAGTATTGCTTACGCAACTTTAGGCGCTGGATTGTGGTCGCAAACTGCTGCTATTACTTCGGTTGCTATTGTTATGAGTAATCTCGTTCAATACTCAACCGCCACCCTATACGGAATCAAGAAAGACTAGGAAAGGAAAACAATGCCAACCAAACTCGTTGTAGATTGCTCAACAGGAGTAACTACTGAGGTAGAACTTACCGCTGAAGAAATCGCACAAGCAGAAGCAGATGCTCAAGCATTCGCTGTAGCAGAAGCAGAACGCATCGCAGCAGAAGAAGCAAAGGCAGCAGCCAAGGCTGCAGCCGAAGCCAAACTAGCAGCACTTGGTTTGACCGCAGAAGAAATCGCAGCATTAGGTAAATAATCTAACATCGGGGGATGTAATGAGATTTCACGTTGTGGCATTGCCACATACGCAAGTAACGAAAGAATTTGCAGGATGCGCCTTCACCGAAAAGGTCAGGCGCTTTTGCATAATGATGACAGGTCTTGGTCACGAAGTTTATTTATATGCAGGCGAGCAAGTAGATGCGCCAGTTACCAAACTCATCACCTGCATCTCAGAAGAGCGCCGTGCCGAGGCGGTAGGCACCGCCCACTACACACAGGCAAGTTTCGACACCAACGCGCTGCACTGGCAAATCTTTAACACCAATGTGATTAGGCTAATGCAGAGCCATTTGCAAGAGCGTGATTTTATCTGCCTCATCGGTGGATACGCACATAAGCCAATTGCCGATGCTTACCCAAGCCACACTAGCGTTGAATTTGGCGTTGGTTATGGCGGAGTATTTAGCAAGTTTAGAGTTTTTGAATCATATGCCTGGATGCACTCAATCTATGCAGGATGGAAAAATCCAACAACAGTTGATGGTCAATTCTTTGATACTGTGATTCCAGGCTATTTAGAATCAGAGATGTTTCCACTTGGTGAAGGCAAAGGCGATTACTACCTCTTCATTGGCCGCCTCATTGAACGCAAGGGCTACCAGATAGCGCAAGAAGTCTGTGAGCGCTTAGGCAAGAGACTTATCTTGGCAGGTCCTGGCGAGCAATCAGGCTATGGCGAATTTGTAGGCTCAGTAGGTCCAGAACAAAGAGCGGAATTGATGGGCAATGCCATCGCTACCTTTGCCCCAACGCTCTACATCGAACCATTTGGAAATGTAGTTATTGAAGCCCAAGCCTGTGGAACCCCTACTATCACAACCGACTGGGGCGCATTTACAGAGAATAACATCAACGGTCTGACAGGCTACCGTTGCAGAACGCTGCAAGAGTTTATGGATGCAGCCGAAAACGTTAAAACACTAGACCGAAAGAAAATCAGAGAACATTCTGTTGGCCGATATGCGCTAGATGTTATCGCCAAAGAGTACGAAGATTACTTCCGCAAACTGCTAACCCTTTGGGATGGCGGTTGGTATCAATTAAGAACAGAAAAGGCAGGCAATGAGTCTATCTAAAAGACTTCGCGCAGCAGGTGAGAAGCGTGCGCAGAATCAGTTTGTTGAACCGCTGATTCCAGGCAGACCAGCATACGCATCGCCAGCAGGCGTTGATGTTAATTCTGAAACTGCAATTCGTATGTCAACCGTATATGCCTGCGTTCGTTTGCTTGGCGATACAATCTCTTCATTACCACTTGGTGCTTATGTTCGCCGTGGTCGCAACCGTATTTCATATGCTGCTGTTTATGGCGAAGTTCCAACTTGGGTAAATAATCCAAATCCAGAGACAACACGCCTTGAATTCTATGAGCAAATCATTGCTTCACTTAACCTAGAAGGCAACGCCTTCATCCTTAAAGTAATGGATGAAATGGGCGATGTTGTTGAACTATATTGCTTGAATCCACGCGATGTTCTAGTTGAGCGTCCAATACCAGGTGAGCCTGTTCGTTATCGCGTTCGTGATGCTGTAGGCAACTTCTCATTTACTCTTGATGCAAACCAAATTGTTCACATCCCGCTCTTTAGACTTCCTGGACAACTTCTAGGTCTTGGTCCAATCGGTGCAGCCCGCGTAACCCTTGGTTCTGCAATGGCTGCTGAAGTTTATGCTGCTTCATATTTCGGCAACGCTGCCAATCCTGGCGGCGTTATTGAAGCGCCAGGTGATATGACAGAAGAGCAGGTTTCAGACCTTGCTCGCGATTGGAATATCACACACACTGGCCCATATAGAGCGGGCAAAATCGGCGTGTTAACTGGTGGAGCGTCTTTCAAGCCGCTCACACTAAACGCCGCCGATGCCCAGTTGCTTGAAGTCAGACGCTTCGGGGTTGAGGAAATAGCCCGCCTATTTCGCGTGCCTGTCTCGCTACTGGGCCATCCTGTTGCTGGTGCGATGTCATTTGCATCAGTTGAAGCGCAGAACTTATCCTTTGTTCAACATTCACTTCGCCCATTATTAGAGCGCATTGAACAAGCACTCTCACCATTACTTCCAGAATCAGATGGTTTCATCAAGTTTAATCTTGATGCGCTGCTTCGTGGCACAACAATTGAACGTTATGACGCCTACACCAAAGGACTTCGTGAAGGATTCCTTTCATTAAATGATGTTCGCGCTGTTGAAGATTTATCACCACTAGGTGAAGCAGGCGACCAACACCGTGTGCCATTGCAGAACATTGATGCTGCTGATGCTCCTGAAGTTGGTATGAAACTTCGCTCTGAAATCATTGCTCAACTTGTTCAAGTTGGCTTTGACCCACAGGCAGTTCTAAAGGCACTTGATATGCCATCAATCAAACACACTGGTGTTCCATCAACTCAATTGCAGGCAGTTTCAACAATTGACCCTGCATCTCCTGAAGCAGTTTATGAGGTTGAGTAATGCCTTATTACATCTCAGAGAATCAAAGTGATTGTGATGGATGGGCAGCAGTAAAACAAGAAGCAGATGGTTCATATACAACTATTGGATGTCATAGCACAAAGCAAGATGCGATTGACCAGATGGTTGCAATTTCGATTTCAGAAGATATGGAACCAGGTGGAGAAGTAAGAGCAGTTGATTTATCTGCTCCTTCATTTATTCGTGAGAATGCTGCGCGTGGTTTGAAGTATTTAGAAGAAGGCTTTGGGGGAGATGGTTTAACTGATGGCACAAAGCGTGAAGCACGCGAGATGGCATCAGGAAGAATTACAGAAAACAAGGTTCGCAAAATGGCACCTTGGTTTGCCCGCCATCAAGTTGATGGGCAAGCACCGAAGAACAGTGACCCTTCGCACGCTGAATATCCAGGAGCAGGATTAGTTGCCTGGCTTTTATGGGGCGGCGATTCCAACTTCAGTGGTAGAGCGCAAGATTGGGCGCAACGCAAAATTGATGCACTCGATGCTGAAGCCGATTCAAGGAGCAAAATGAAAAAGATAGAACGCCGCACATATGTGGTGCAAGATGTCGAAGCACGTCAAACAGAAGATGGCGTGATGCGTTTGTCAGGGTATGCGGCAGTTTTCAATGATGCCAGCGTGCCACTACCATTCAAAGAGAGAATCGCACCAGGCGCGTTTCGTAAGACTTTAACTGAAATGCCTGATGTCAGACTTCTTATCAATCACGAAGGTTTGCCTTTGGCTCGCACCAAGAATGGCACATTGAATTTAATTGAAGATGACCGTGGCCTTCGCTTTGATGCAGAACTTGCAGATACCCAAGAAGCCCGTGATATTTATACCCTTGTTGAACGCGGAGATGTTGACCAGATGAGTTTTGCTTTCCGTGTCATCCGTCAAAATTGGAACAAAGATAAGAGCGAGCGCACATTGACCGAAGTATCACTTGCCGACGGCGATGTCTCAGTTGTCACTTATCCTGCCTATCCAACTACCACAGTTGAAGCCAGACAGAAGATTGCTCACGCTTTGGATGCCATCAAAGAAGGTCGCAAGTTAGATGAGGATTCCATCAAAGCCCTTCGTGATTATCTATCTGAATTATTAGATATGGAAGATGAAGATGATGATGAAATTGAAGATGAAGAAGAAGAGATTGAAATTGAATCTGTTCGTGCAGTAGATGTTGTTGGAGATTTCGTAGAATGGGATTCATCTGGCGGAACTGCCCGTGGTCGCATTGAACACGTTATGCGTGAAGGAGTTCTTGGAATTCCTGACTCTGACTTCTCTATCACTGCCGAAGAAGGCGACCCTGCAATCCTCATTCGCGTATATCGCGAACTTCGTGATGGATGGGTCGCTACTGAAACATTGGTTGGTCACAAGTCCTCAGAACTTCGTGCCATTGACCCACTAGCAGCGCCAACTGAAGAACAGAGCCGTAAAATCTCACTTCGTTTGGCCAAAGCAATTATCGAAAACACAAAATAGATTTCTGCTCATCCGAGCAGATTACGAAGTCGGAGCGAGACTCACACCCGAAAGCGCCGTGAATTATCATCGCCACCACCTCGGAACCTTACAAATACTCACAAGGAGAACTCAAACTATGTCATATGTTGACAAAGTAATTGAGCGCCGTGATGCAGTGAAGGCTGAAATGGATGCAGTTCTTGAGGCAGTAGCCGCCGAGAACCGCACCGACCTCACAGCAGAGGAAACCGAAAAGGTTGATGCCCTCGTTGAAGAATCACGCTCGCTCGATGCAAAAATTGAGAAGTTAACTGCTCAGGCAGTTGCAGATGCAAAGGCAGCAGAAGCACGTTCTGTTGTTGCAGAAGCACTACCAAAGGCAACAACTTCAATCGTACGCGAAGAGCGTACCTACCGCCCAGACAACGGAACTTCATTCGTCCGTGATGCGTTCAATGCACAGGTCCGTGGCGATTACAGCGCACAAGAGCGCCTAGCACGTCATATGAAGGAAGAATCAGTTGAGCGTCGCGATGTTGATACATCAAACTTCGCTGGACTTGTTGTTCCACAATATCTAGTTGACCTTGCAGCACCTCTTGCTCGCGCAGGTCGCCCAACTGCAGATTTTGCAACAAACAAGATGGCACTTCCTGCCGCTGGTATGTCGCTAGAAATCAGCAGAATGACAACAGGTACATCAACAGCAATTCAGGAGACACAGAACACTGCTGTTTCCGAAACTGATGCTGATGACACTCTGCTCTCAGTTCCAGTACGCACAATCGCTGGACAGCAAGACCTATCACGCCAAGCAATTGAGCGCGGAACAGGTATTGACACATTCGTCGTTGCTGACCTTATCCGTTCTTGGCACACAACTCTTGATGCTCAGGTCCTAAATGGAACTGGCAACAATGGTCAGTTCAAGGGAATCCGCAACGCTGGTGGAAACGCAATTACTTTCACCGCAACAACACCAACAGTTGCATTGCTATATCCAAAGTTGGCAGATGCTCTACAGCAAGTTCAGAGCAATGTGTTTACCACACCAACAACCTGGATTATGCACCCACGCCGCCTAGCATTCTTGCTAGCAGCAACTGATACCGCTGGTCGTCCATTGGTTGTTCCAGCCGCTGGAGTTCCACAGAATGCAGTATCAACTGGCGCAGGCGTTGCTCAGTATGCAAACTCAGGTTACCAACTACTTGGTCTGCCAATCGTCTCAGATGCAAACGTAGGAACAACTTACGGCGCAGCAACCAACCAAGATGAAATCTATCTTGTTGATGCTCGCGAAATGCACCTATGGGAGCAACCAGGTTCACCATTCTCACTACGTTTTGATGCAACTACCCCAGGTAGCCTAACCATCAAGACTGTTGTTTATGGCTTCTCTGCCTTCACAGCAGAGCGTTATGCAAAAGCCGCTTCCATCATTTCTGGAACTGGTCTAGTTGCACCATCCTTCTAGTCTGAAGGAATAACTAAATAGTTGTGTAGGAGCAGGTGGGAATCCCCCGACTTGCCTGCTCCTACGCTTCATAATGATTCGGGGGAATCAATGAAAACAGGACACAAAGTTTCAATCGGCGCCTGCGACCCAGGCACCGTCAATGCGGCGTGGGCATATCGAATGTTTCAACTCTGCCAAGACCGCCGTGACAAATTAGGGCCATTCGTCAGAATCAAAGGCTCTGGATTACTTTCCAAAATGCGCAATCGCATAGTGAAGGCATTCTTAGAAAATACCGATTCTGATTGGCTTTTAATGATTGATGTGGATGAACAACTTTCCACAGAAGCATTTGATTTACTTATCCAAACCGCTCACGATAAAGAGCGACCAGTTGTTTCGGCGCTAGTCTTTGCAGCATTTGATGCACACAAACATTTATATCCAAAGCCAGTGCCAGCAATTTTTCAAGATGTACCAGAAGGCTTTTTGCCTTTGTTCAAATATGACCGCAATTCAGTGTTTCAAAT